TAATGCTGTGCGCCTTATTTAATGCCTTCCAGCATTGCCGTGGGCCACCCTGCCCAGTTCGATTTGAACAACAAATTGAACTGGAGGTACAACCTATGGCTACCCTAAAATGGGATCCCATTGATCCCGACCGCGATGTACTACGGGCACGTTTTACGGTTTGGCTGGATACTACACTCGCACGTGCAAGTGCCCGCTACCGTGACCAAATGAAAGACCCTTTGTCCGAAAATAATGAGGTTTTCTCTTTGGATGAAGTGCCAGAAGACTATCTTCCGGATCCGCGAGATCCCTATGCCCACATTGAAATCGGCATACGAGACTTCGCCTTTGAGGAAGAACGACTGTCAAGGGCATTCTCAGAACTGCCGCTTATGCGCAGAGAAGTTCTTCGACTCCTGTTTGTCGAACAATTGACACCTCGCGAGATTGCAGAACGGCTGCATTGTTCCAAAGATTTTGTAAGCGTCCAAAAGACTCGTGCACTTAAAAAGCTGCGCCAGCTTCTGGAAGAGAGTTAAGGTGGTACATATGAGAAGTGACGATTTTGAATGTATTCTCCGTGATGCAATCGATGGTGATAACCTTGCGTTAGAGAAGATATTTGAACTCTACGAGCCTCTGATTCGGAAGTACTCTTATGTTAAGGGATCATACAAAGAGGATCTGCATCAACAACTCCTCATCCATATTGCGTTAAACATTCACAAATTCCCCTTATAAGCTGGGTGCCCGCAGTGCTTCACTGCGGGCACTTTTCACAAAAAGAAGAAAATAACCAGATTTTTTCTGAAATTGATATTTTTCATGGTTTGCAATGTCTCCTTAAAGAGTGAAAGGGATACATACGCCCTCTGCACCTTGAAAACAGCATAGTGTCCAGTTTGGTACATCCCTTTGTTGAGGAGCGGCTATCTGTCTGAGGGCCTATCAGAACATGAGCACTAATGTATGGGTGGCACCCGTACAACGCGACGATCCGCAAAGGTACAATGGTACTTCCGTAAACCGCGGCCCGGCCATAGTGAAGGCGGGGAGATGAAACTTCTATGGACCTGTTCGCCACAGGCATCAACGCTGGACGAATAAAATACATATTACATGGCAATACTTTCCACATTAGCAAAGGAGTTCTCGATATGAGCAATAGTAAATTAACGAACCGAGACACGCTAAAGGATATCAGGAGTGTAAGAATTGATGCATCAAAGCCCCCATCCGAAAGAGTTAAGGCATTTGTTGAGCAAATCGGAAATCCGTATTGTTATCTGGACAGCGGTGTCGTTGTTGAAGTTGGCTTTGCAGATACCGATATCAGCTTGCAGGATCGGTTACTTGCATATGCCAGTAGTATCGATGTTGACACAGTAAAATAATAGTAATTCCCTTATTTGCATTGACATTTTCGGACTTTTGTTTCATAATATTGGTGTCAATGAAATACGGCTTGGTCAGCCGCCTGGAATATCCATCCTGTGTTAACATCGCGAAAAATGCGAGGAGGGCACAGAATGGTTAATTCCAACATTGTATATCCCAGCACCAGCTTGGATATTTGCTATTATGCCATCGCTTACTATAGGCTTTCAAAGTATGATCGCACTTCCAATCAGGAAAGTGATAGTATCGCAAACCAGCGAAAGCTCGTTCATGCTTATCTGGAAAAACATCCCAATATTGTATTGATAGACGAAGCAGATGACGATGGTTACACAGGCACAAATTTCGATCGGCCAGGGTTCCAAAAGGTATTGGATTCCATTAAAACCGGTCGGGCTAACTGTGTTATTGTAAAAGATCTCTCACGCCTTGGCCGTGAGTATATTTCTACCGGTAATCTACTGGAGAAATATTTTCCAAATGCGGGTGTTCGGTTTATCGCTATCAACGACGATGTAGATAGTGAAAACGAGAAATCCGGGGATGATCTGCTCATTCCCATCAAAAACTTAATGAATGAGTCCTATTGCCGTGAGCTGTCCAAGAAACTGAGGAATCAGTTTAGGATCCAGCGCGGCAACGGAGAGTTTTTAGGTGCCTTTGCAAGCTATGGCTACTGTAAATCTCCCGATGACAAGCACAAGCTTATTGTCGACGAGAATGCAGCCGAGGTTGTAAAAGGCATTTTTTCTTTGAAATTTCGTGGGTACAGCCAAACAGCGATTGCTGAATTCTTAAGCAAATCACATATTCCTACCCCTATGGAATATAAGAAAAGCCAAGGACTTAATTATAAGACTGGTTTCTCTACAGGATCTGCTCCCAAATGGAGCGCCGTAACTATCAACCGGATCTTGACGAATCCTATATACATGGGAACCCTGGTGCAGGGAAAGCGTGGTACCCCGAACTATAAAGTAAAAAGTATGAAGGCACGTAAGGAATCCGAATGGTCGGTAATCAAGGGTAACCACCCAGCAATTATTGATCCCTTGATGTTTGCAGCTGTTCAGAGAATGCTAGAACGGGATACCAGAACGTCTCCGCATGGTGAGGCTGTATTTCCGCTGAGCGGTGTTATCTTCTGTGCCGATTGTGGTCAGTCGATGCTCAGGCGTTCGGTAACTCGCGGAAACCGCAAGTTCCATTATTATGTCTGTTCCGGGAATAAAAAAGGCTGGGGGTGTTCTTCTCACAGTTTCGAGTGTTCAAAGCTGGAATCTGTTGTGTTGAATGCAATTCAAAAACAGATCCAAATCATCGTAGAAGTAGATGCCGTTCTTCAGGCAACAGATTCCGAGAATGTTTCAAAGGCACGAGTGAGGCAACTGGACCTTTCCATTGCAAGGAAAGAAAATGAAATGGATGAGCTTCAAGACGCAAAAATGCGGTTGTACGAGTCTCTTTGCGATAATTTGCTTGACACCGATGAGTACACCGCCATGAAAGGTAAATATAACAAGCGTATCGCCGAAGCCGAATCTGCTTTACGTGAGCTGCATGCAGCAAAAGCCGAAGCACTCAATAACGCAAGTGATACTACTTCATGGATTGAACAATTTCTGAAGTTTGATGGGGCATCTACCCTATCCAGGGAGATGGTTTTTACGTTGATTGACAAAGTGCATGTCTATGAAGACAAGCGAATACGAATTGATTTTAATTACCGCAACGAAATTGCGTTTGTTCTGGATGCGCTCCAGAAGCAAAATTTGGAGGTGGGCTAAAATGGCAAGAAAGAGCAGAGTAAATCGTACTACAGTTGCAGAGGCTTTGGATGATACTACGCTGGCTGGCCACTATGGTCGTTTGAGTGTCGAAGACGGAGACTCTGAAGAGTACAATTCCATTGGAAATCAAAAGAAGATTGCAATTCACTATTTAAATGAGCACCCGGATATTAAGTTGGTGGATACTTATTCCGATAACGGAGTCTCCGGCATGACCTATGAACGCGAAGGTTTTAAGCGGCTCATGAAAGATCTGCAAATGGGAAAAATCAACTGTATTATTGTGAAAGATATCTCCCGCCTTGGCCGACACTTTTTGCAAACCAGCGAGTTGGTCGAGCGAACCCTGCCCGAGATGGGTGTGCGACTGATCTGCATCAACGATAATTATGACAGTGCGGACCCGAATTGCGATGCACATAGTCTGACCCTTCCCTTGAAAATGATTCTGAATGACTTCTACGTTCAGGATATTTCCAAGAAAATCCGATCCGGCATCGATGCCAAAATGGGAACCGGCGAATTTCTCCCTTCTGCAGGAAGCGTTCCGTATGGCTATGTTCGCAATCCTGAGACTGTTACCTTTGATATTGATGAAGAAACAGCTCCTGTTGTTCAGCGAATCTTTGAGCTTCGTGCCTCTGGAATGAACCTGTCTGCCATTGCAGCCACTTTGAATGCAGATGGTATTCTGTGTCCCGGAAAGCTGCGATATGTCCGTGGCATCACAAAAGCGGAGAAGTATGAAAACGCTATTTGGATCCGGGGTACAGTCCGAAAGATTCTGTCCGACGAGGTGTATATTGGAAACCGTGTACACGGAAGAGTAAAGCGAAAGAAGTTGGGTGCTCCCAAACTCCGTCGTTCCAGTGATGAGTGGCAAATTATCGAGGGTGCTCACCTTCCAATCGTATCGAGGGAACTGTTTGACAAGGTTCAAGAAGTGGGAGAAAGTGTTCGGGAAGAACGGAGCAATTACCGTGCCCGCAATGATGTCGACACAGATTACCGTGACTTACTCCGAGGAAAAGTATTTTGCGGCGATTGTGGTAGTTCCATGAGTGGAACGAAAGGCTGTGCCCGACACGATGCAAAGACACCAAGCAGAATTCAGTATGATTGCAATACTTATCGTTATTCCAGTCATGCACAGTGCAGCAGCCATTATGTGCGACAGGAAGCAATCATGAGCGCCATATCAACCCTTTTGGGCCAGCAGATTTCCGTTTGCATTGATGTGGAACAGCTTGCTGATAAAATTCGGAAGATGCCCTCTACACAAGCATATATCCAGGCTGCAGCCAATCGGCATATCCGTGCCACTATCAAAAGAAAGCAGTGTGAAGCCAAACTGGACCAGATCCTGACTGATTTAGCAGAGAGAATCATTGATCGCGAAGTATACGAGCGGACGAAGGCAAAATATCAGAAAGAATTAGACTACTGGGTTGATGAAGAAAGCTCTGCCCAGGCAGATAAGAATTCGCTTGAGGCTGCATTGTCCTCTTCCAAACAGTGGACGGAATCCATCCGGAGATATCAGGTTCTTTCCGAAATTGATCGAGAATTGATTGTTACTCTCATTGACAAGATTGAAGTATTTCACGACAAGCGAATTAAGATCCATCTTACTTATGCTGATCCTTATCTGCCGCTGAACAGCTTTATGGATCGTCTGAAGGAGGCTCCTAATGTGGGATGAACTGCTCGATATCTACTATCTTCGCCTTTCGAAGGAAGACGGCGATGTTATGGAGGGTAACGAAGAGGAAAGTTGTAGTATACAGTCTCAACGCACCTGTATCAGGCGTTACCTGATGGAGAATCACCTGCATCCGGAGAATTTTTTGGAAATCCGTGATGACGGTTACAGTGGTACCACTATGAATCGCCCGGGTATGAACCAGTTGCTTGATTTGGTTCAACAAGGCAAGGTTCGTACCATTGTAGTACGCGACTTATCCCGGTTTGCCCGGAACTATCTGGAGGCTGGACATTATCTCGAATATGTGTTTCCTGACAGATCTGTACGGTTCATATCTGTTAATGATAATTACGACAGCGATGCATTTGAGGGAACAACCGGAGGCCTCGATCTTGCTATCAAAAACTTGCTCAACCAAATGTACAGCAAAGATATTTCAAAGAAGATTAAAAGCGCTGTCGATCTCAAAAAGCTCAGTGGTGAGTATGTGTATGGCGCAGCTCCATTCGGATACAAAAAAGGGCCGCAGCGAAACACCATCATTGTTGACGAACCCGCCGCAACGGTCGTCAGGAGGATCTTCTATCTTGCAAGCAAGGGTACTACCTTTACAGAAATCGCACAAACGCTTAATAATGAGGGAATCTTGACGCCTTCCGTATATCTGGCCAAAGTGCGGGGCAAATACAAAACCCAGGCAAAATGGTCATTTGAATCAGTTCGCAATATCATCCTCAACAGAATCTACACGGGCGATACTGTTCCGTTCAAATCACATGTCGTCCGGGTTGGAAGTGACCGGACAAAGGCAATTCCTGTTGAACAGCAAATCATCATCCCAAACACCCATGAAGCTATTATTAGCCGCGAACTGTTCTATCAAGCACATAATGCGCAAAAACGGTATGCACCAAGGAAAACAGATCCCAATAGAGAAGCCTATTTGTTTACGTCAAAGTTGGTATGTGGCTGCTGCGGAAAAAAACTGGTTCGCGGGAAAGCTCAGAACAAGGATTGGCGCTGCACTACCCATAGGTATGATACGGATGCTAT